AATTCGCACCCATGCTCAGCCCCAACGTAAAAGAAGTTGCTGTTACGGTCTTCCAACACAATGTGTGGACGGTTAAACGCTAACAACTTAACTTCTTTATGAGTTGCTAAGTCTAGTTTCTTCAAAGAAACATTTAACACACCTTCAAAGAATGTTGTACCCGCTTCACGAGAAGAAGTAATAGCCTCTTCGAAAGTGTTCTCATCGGATTGAATTTCGTATTTATACGCGCTTACCGTTCCAGGTGTTCCGTTGATTGTTTCGATAACGTCCGTATTCGTCGCATCAAAAACAATATCAGAATATGGCGCGTCTCCGTAGTTAATGAAGTAGATGTTTTTAAGACCGCCTACGCTGTCTTTACATACTTCATTTCTACCCGCTGTAATATCACATGCCATTTTGTAAAATTTTTATGTTTAATAAAAAGGGGCGGGCGTAAAACCCACCCCCGTTAACTTCTAGTTAGTTGATCTTAGTTTCCTGTATTAGTAATACCGTATGTTACGATGTCTTCAGGGTTAGCAATCTGAACCGCTGCCGTAAGCTTCATTGCAATACGAACGTTGTCTGAAAGATCGATATCTGCCATGTCTAAAACCCTTACCTCTGTGTGGTCTGAAAGCAAACCGGTACCAAAGTATAAGTTGTCCTTGTAGGTACAGATGGCTACGTTGTCCGACATACCAGTACAAACCTCCATTTTGATTCCGTCAAACATAACATCTCCCATATCTTGGTTGTTGAAACGATCAACGAATCCAAGTGCAGCTTGTGCGCGGATATACAAACGATACCAAGAGATAGGAATCTTAATGCTCAAATCTTCTTTAAACAAAGTGTTTGGAATTGCGTCTACAATTTTTGCCGTCTCAGCCACAACGTTTGCCGCTGTGATTGTTGTTCCTGCAACCTCTTGATCTGTTGGTTGCAATGGTTGGTTTTGTAGGATTGTTTCGAACCCGTCAAACTCCCCATCGTTAGAAGCTACACCAGACCAGATATTTGTCTCAGTCTTAGCCGCTACTTTTGCCGCTACATAAGTTAGTAGGTAATCCGCAAATCGTGGTGGTAATTGATCGTGTGCTGAAAAGCCCATTGATTCTGCCTCCCAATCGCTACGGAAATCTTCCTTACACAATTGCAAGTTAACTTTGTACGAAAGCGGTTCCAATGTACGCTCAGTCAAAGTAATAGAGCTTGTAGGGTCAAAATCACATGATCCATCTTTTAAGATGTCACTTGTCGAAAGACGCTTTAACACTTGCTTATACTTGATGTTTGGCTTAATCTCAATTAAACCTTTCGATAGTGTGTCGCCACTTAACAAGGCTGCGGAAGCATATTTCCCAGCTTCTTCACCTGCATAAGTAGTTGTAATACTTGTTGTTGTTGCCATTTTTTTATGGTTTTAAAATTTTGTTACTTAATTAAGATGGGTCTGTTGCTGTGATTGATCCCGCTGCGTTACCTACTCCCATTACAATCCACTGTGAATTACCTGAATCACAAATAAGTTCAATGTAATCTCCAACCGTTTCGGCTGTTGCTACAAAGTTGATTTGGTCTTCTGCTGCTGCTGGAACTGCTGCCCCGTTCACAATAAGGTTTCCTGTAATGTTGTCGCCTTCTGCTGAATCGATAACCCAGTTAGTAGTTGCGAAAGCCGCACCCACCATAAACTTGAAATTCAATCCCGCCTCCAATGCTGGAAGTGTTACCGTCTTCCCTTCTGCTGCGTCCAAGATGTAAACCTTTCCGCAGTCTGCTGCTGTTAGTGTTGCATCGTCCGACAATGTAGATACCACCTCTTTGGCTCGCTTCAAGTCGTTAGATACGTGTGTTAATGTTACTGACATTTTATTTTAAATTAGTTGTTATACAATGTTGCTCGTACTCTGTCCTGGATCGTTTTACCCTTTCGGTTTGATTGCAGTTTCGTGATTTGTACAGGTTTTTTATTCTCTGGATTGTGAATGATTGGCTTTACTTCTTCTTCTGAAAGCTCAACCTCTGGTGTTTCCTCCGCTTTAACTTCTGGTGTTTCTTCTGAAAGTTTAGCCTCAAGTGCTTGGAGTCGATCAAGTAGTTCTTGCTTTTCCTCCACTGAGAAATGAGTTTCTTTGCTTACGGACTCGATTACCTTTTTAGCTACTGGAGTCTCGGTAGGCTTTTCTGCTGCTGCTACTTCTTTCTCTTCTTCTGGTTGCTCAGCTTGTGGTTCTCGAATCTCAGCAATAACGCCTTCTTCTGTTACGACTAACTGCATGCCGTCTTCTAGCATGTATTCACCAATTGGTAGGGGAATCGATTGACCGTCTTCCGACTTAACAAACACTTGTTGCCCTGCTTCGAATATCTCTGCTTCAATAACTGTAACGCCATCGTCTAGCTTCATTTCCGCTAACTCGATAGTAAAGTCCATTCCTAACTCAGTGTTAGCGAACTTCTTTAATCTCTCTATTTTTGAAAGTTCTGTCTTCATACTTATTTAACTATTTGTTGTTTATTCTGTTGTATTTTTATAGATACTCAGACTTAGTATTCGAAATCTCTGTTTGCAACTGTTTGAAGTCTGGAATTTCACTGGTACTAATACCTAAATCCTTTGCTTTCTTTTCAATTTCTGATAAGGCTTTTGAGGCATCATCAGCATCAGCACGTAAATTACTTCTTTGCTTGTCTACCGTTTCTGTTAACTTCTCTAACTGAGGCACAGACTTATCTAGCTTTCTTTGACCATCAAAGATTCTCTTTAAATGTTTTGGCACATCCTTAATGTTTGCTAGTTCGATCTTTTCAGATGAAAGATCCACCGCTTTTGCAGTTCCAAAAAGCATGCTTCTTGCCGTTTTTTGTGTGTTCATTTGTTATATTTTAAGTTCTAGGGACGTTCGTTACGTTCCCAATGTGTCCATTATACAAACTGCCAAGTCCTTGACCTGTTAGCTTTTTATACTCTTCTGCTGTTAACTTTGGTTGGTACTTCTTTTTCTTCATTTTTTATCTTTCTTCAATTACAAAATCAGACTCTAGCTCCAATGTTATGTTGGTGTTGTCTTTATTGTTCCTTACTTGGAAAAAAACGTAGTCGTTTTGGTCTAGCTCAATATTGAAACTGATATTGTAAAAAGCAACGTCGCGCCCTCCGACTATGTTATTGACTTGCCTTCTTACCTCTGTACCGTCTACGAATGCACTTGCACTGTTATCCCATTTTCTTATTCTTATACCTATATCATCATTAGCACCACCGTCCACAATGAAGTTTACTATACATTTATACTCCCTTGGTGAAGTTCCTAAGTGTCTCAACTCACCATTACTAGGGCTATCAAAATGCTCTAGGTTTGAAGTTGTCCAAGTGCCTGCAATAGTGAACCAATTGCCACCTGAAAGCACGGTTGTTGTTTCTGTTGTTAGTGTTAGTTTACCACCTTCAAAAGTGTTGGGCATTCCTATATTATTACTCCAAGAACTCTCCAAGTCTGCCTGCGTTATGTTTGGCGTAATGTTCGTGTCAGTAGCATCAAAACTGCCGTTTCTCGATACAAGTGCGCCCTGCATCTGAACTGTTGAAGGGTTAGTAAAGTTGCTAGGTGCAAAATTGAAAAATGAGGCAGAGGCAGGCAAATCAATATTTTGATTAGTTCTGAATCGGCTATTCATTGTGAAGCCTGTACCCGCTTTGTATAGTGTATAACCTCCATCTGATAAACTTCTAACTATTGATACGTCAATAAAATAACCACCTAACCAAGTTCCAGAAAGTGTCATCTCAGGCGTTCCACCAAAACGACCAGTATTTGTTTCTAAGCCTTGTCTGTATCCGTTTAATTCTCCTATAGCCGTACAGTCGTTGAAATTCACTCGAACTAATTCAACTGCATTAAATCCTGTCGCATCTGTTAAATCAAAAACCTGTGACGCTGTTCCAGAAGTTGTTACTGTAATATCTTGAAAAAATACGTTTCCAGCCGTTGCACCATCAAACATTGTGTAGCTGTTATCTGAACAAGTGAGAAAAGACAAATCAAGGTTGTAACCCTTTATAAAAATACCCGTACTTGGTACAGTAACCGTAACCCCTGACATATCAATTGAACCGTCAATAAAGTACTGTTTTGTACTGTCTATTGTGCCACCTAGAGTAGTAGCTACGTTTGATTGATTAACAACTATACGCCCATCTAAAGTCCCAAAAGAGCTAGAGCCTAAATTGTTTACTGATATTCTTCGAGGTACATTGTCGCTAGGTGAATCTAAATATACAAACTCATCACCTACAGGTGTGGTAATGTCTTTATACCTCACATAAGATGGTAAATCCCCATTAGACATTTTCTAAATTTTCTATGAATTGCTTAATTTCTTCTTCCTCAGTGAGTGGCTTTTCCTCTTGCATCTTCAAGTTTTCAAACCCTTTGTACAGCCCCTCAATAGAGAATCCATTGTAGTCTCCGTTCTTTACGCTTTCCCACTCTTCATCGTTGTTGATTTTCATCATAACTGCCCAACCTCCCATGATTGGCTTAATGTCGAATAGGTTTATTTTGTCGTGCTTTTCATCTTCAGTAATCCAAGACTCAATGACTGTACAATTCTGCACAGGCTTCTCATGGTCGCTTGTAACGTTATTGTTATTTAGGTTGCGCATATATAGCTCCTGCGTCTTGCTTATAGTGTCAGCGGTAAAGTAGATGTTGAACTCAATCGGCTCATCATGCCCTTTTGGTTGCATCTTACGATAAATGCGCTTATCCGGTATAAGTGCATAACCAACCGCAATT